GTGGAGGATGCGGCTGGGGTGCTGCGGTTGCAATCCTGACCACAACCCGTCTATGATCCGATCATGCGCCAGACCACCCGATGACGCTCCGCTCTGACGGCCGGCGCTTGATCCAGCTGACGATGCGGCCGGATCTCTACGCCCAGATCCAGTCCCACTGCAGGGATCTGGACATGCCCATCACCGTGTGGGCCCGAGAGCTGATCCGGCGCGAGCTGGCGCAGCCGACCATCCATCCATCGCAATCCCGACCCTGATGGCGAATACTTCTGACCTGATCGCGGCGATCATCCGATCGGCGCAGTTCACGATCGTGGGCCGCGTCGCCCGTGATCCAGAGGCCCGGTACTTCCAGTCCGGCACGTGCAAGACGCAGATCAACCTGGCTGTCAACCGCCCTGGTGCGAAGAAGGACGACGGCAGCCAGCCGGATTGGTTCAAGGCTGAGCTCTGGGGCGAGGACGCCGAAGCCGCGGTGAACGAGCTGCGGAAAGGCGACCTGGTGAGCGTGACCGGGCGGATCGCCACCGAGAGCTGGACCACCCGTGAGGGTGAGCAGCGGACCGACCTGGTGATCAAGGCGCAGGAGTGGGGTCTGGTGGGCGGGAACGCTGCCCCAAAACCGGCCGCTGGTGAGGCGCCGGCTGCAGCGGCTCCAGCCCCTGCCCCGAGCTACGCCAACGACGCGCTTTCCTTCTGAGGCAGCCAATGAGCACCGACACCCTCGGCGACTACCTCAGCGCCACACGGCGCTATCCGCTCCTGACCACGACGCAGGAGATCGAGCTCGGCCGGCAGGTGCAGGCGATGCAGGCCATCAAGGCCTCGGGCCGCACTGACCTCACCCGGGCCGAGAAGCGGGCCATGAGGCTCGGACAACGCGCCGCGCAGCGGATGATCTGCTCCAACCTGCGGCTGGTGGTGAGCGTCGCCAAGCGCTACGCCAGGATGTGCCAGAGCCTGGAGCTGATGGATTGCATCAGCCTCGGCAACATCGGCCTCGCCCGTGCGGTTGAGACGTTTGATCCAGCCGGCGGGTACAAGTTCTCCACCTTCGCCTATTGGTGGATCCGGCAGAACATCATGCGCGGGATGATGGATTCGGACCGGATGATCCGTGTGCCGATCCATCAGTACGAGAAGGCGAACAAGCTGCGGAGGATTCTGCGGGAACAGCCTCATCTGTCGATCGAGGAAGCCGTCAAGTTGATCGGCACCACGGTTGAGGATGTGCGGCGTGTGGCGACGGTGTGGAACAACACCTCGCTGGACGTTGAGGCCGTCGACGGCCTGCCACTGCTGACGTTGGTGCCTGATGAGGGCCCGAGCGTGGAGGAGCGCGCGGAGATGACCGATGCAGCGGAGAAGCTGCAGGACCTGCTGGGCTACCTGGAGGAAGGTCAGCGTGAAATGCTGGAGCTGCGTTACGGGCTGAGGGGCGAGCCGCAGACGTTCGCGCAGATCGGCAAGGGCCGCGGCTGCACCAGGCAGGCGGTACAGCAGCAGATCGACCGCGCGCTGCGGCGGGTGAAGTTGTTGGCGGGGGTGGCGGCATGACTAGCTCCTACTCTCGGTTTCTCACCAGGAAGACGCACGAAGGGGCCGCCCACGGGTTTGAGCCAGTTTGGATGCCGCCCAACCTTTTTGACTTTCAGAGGTCGCTGGTTGAGTGGGCCGTGCGAAAGGGCCGCGCCGCGATCTTCGCGGACTGTGGCCTGGGGAAGACGGCCATGCAGCTCACTTGGGCTGAGAACGTCACCCGACACACTTTCAGGCCCGTACTCATCTTGACTCCGCTGGCAGTTGCGGCCCAGACAATCCGTGAGGCTGAGAAATTCGGAATCACGGTCGGTCGCAGTGCTGACGGGTCCGTTCCGGCGCCCATCACCATCACCAACTACGAGCGACTGGAGCATTTCCGGCCCTCGGACTTTGCTGGTGTGGTCTGCGACGAATCCAGCATCCTCAAGAGCTTTGACGGGGCCCGCCGCAATGAGATCACCAATTTCATGCGAAAGGTCCCCTACCGGCTGCTGGCTACTGCCACCGCCGCTCCGAACGACTTCATCGAACTTGGCACCAGCTCTGAAGCTCTTGGCTACATGGGGCACATGGACATGCTGGCCAGGTTCTTCAAGAACGACCAGAACAACCTCACCAGCCGGCGCATGTACGGAGAGGCACCCAAATGGCGCTTCAAAGGCCATGCCGAGCGGCCGTTCTGGCAATGGGTCACCAGCTGGGCCAGGGCCTGCCGCACTCCCTCGGATCTTGGCTTTGAGGATGGCCGCTTCATCCTCCCGCCACTTCAGGAGACAGACCACCTGATCAGTACGGACACCGTGCCCGAGGGGATGCTGTTCTCCATGCCCGCAACCGACCTGCGGGAGCAACGGGCAGAAAAAAAGCGCACGGTCCGCGAACGATGCGAACAGGTGGCCGCCATGGTCAACCACACAGGCCAGCCCGCACTGGTCTGGTGCCACCTGAACGAAGAGGGCGACCTACTGCAAGAGCTGATCCCTGATGCGATCCAGGTTGCTGGTTCTGATCGGGACGAGGTGAAAGAGCGTCGGTTGATCGACTTTGCCGAGGGCCGCGCCAGGGTGCTGATCACGAAGCCAAAAATCGGGGCGTGGGGCCTGAACTTTCAGCACTGCAACCACGTCACCTACTTTCCGAGCCACAGCTTTGAGCAGTATTACCAGTCTGTCCGGCGCTGCTGGCGGTTTGGTCAGTCTCGCCCTGTCACGGTTGACATTGTGCTCACTGAAGGTGAGCGGCGAATCATGGAGAACCTGCAACGCAAGCGGCACCAGGCCGAGCAGATGTTCTCCAACCTTGTAGCTGAGATGAGTCACTCCCTCTCGATCCAGAAAAATCCCTACCCAACCACCGCAATTAAGGTCCCGTCATGGATGTCATCACCGACCGTTACGCCATCTATCATGGCGACTGCATCAATGTGATGCACGGACTGCCGTCCGAGAGCATTCACTTTTCGATCTACTCGCCGCCGTTCGCTGGGCTGTACGTTTACAGCTCTAACGAGCGGGACATCTCAAACTGCTCTGACTACGATCAGTTCTTCCAGCATTACGGCTTTGTTGTGTCAGAGCTTCACCGCTTGACGCTGCCTGGCCGGCTCACTGCGGTTCATTGCACCGACATCCCGACTGGCAACAGCGGCCAGGATGCCCTGATGGATCTACCGGGTAAGATCATCGCTCTCCATGAGAGCTTGGGCTGGCACTATGTTGCCCGGCACACAATTTGGAAGGAGCCGCTCTGGGTTCGGAACCGGACCATGGTGAAGAATCTGGCTCACAAGACCATCGTCGACGATGCCGCCTATGCCGGTGTTGCCTCAGCCGATTACCTGCTGGTGTTTCGCCGCAGCGGGGAGAATCCAATCCCCATTGCCAACCCCACGGGACTGGATCACTACGCTGGGGAATGCCCTATCCCAGCTGAGCTTCACCGCTACAAAGGATGGAAGGGCAAGCAAACTGAGAACCGGTTTAGTCATTGGATCTGGCGTCGCTACGCCTCTTCGATCTGGGACGACATCAACATGGGCCGTGTGCTGCCGTTCCGGGATTCAAAAGATCCCGACGATGAGAAGCACGTCCACCCTCTCCAGCTTGACGTGATTGACCGTGCCATCTGCCTCCGGTCAAATCCCGGCGAGACGGTGCTAACCCCGTTCATGGGCGTTGGCAGCGAGGTCTATGGCGCTGTTCAGCTGGGTCGCCGTGCCATTGGTATCGAGCTGAAAGAGTCGTATTTCAGACAAGCGATCAAGAACATGGAGATCGCTGTGGAAGACACCAGACAGCCAGACCAGGGAGACCTGTTTGATCTTGGAGGTGATTTCGAGTGACCACCAACAGTCTCAATCCCGATCGCAACTCCCCGGAGGTGTGGACGCACCTCCAGGAGCTGCACAGGTTCCACCCGCCGGCGGTGCCTGCAATGCCCACGCCGTTTGAGCTCCCGGACGGAACGTTTGACGCCAAGTCGTATCTCGAGTGGTTGAACCGGAAATGACCCGCCACCGCCACGGCAAGGGCTCCTGCAACCCCAACGCACGGTGGACTGAGGCCATCGTGCGCGAGATGCGAGAGCTGCACCTGATCCAGCGGCTGAGCATCCGCCAGATCGCTGCCAGGTTCCAGACCTACAACGCCAACGTATCGAAGATCGTCCGGTGGATCGACTGGGCGCACTGCGATCACGACCTCCGTGATCTCCCGCGGCCCACGTTGGTCGCTGTGCCCCCGCGC